CGAACTCTTGAACCTTTTTTTAAGTTGGGTTGTAATGTTAAAAAAGCGTGTAGTTACGCTGGTATTCCTTACACAACAGTTATGACGTGGATTGATGCAGAAGAGGAACTTCGTATAAAAGTGGAGGCTTGGCAAAATGAGCCTAATAATCTAGCTAGAAAGAATTGGATAGATAAAATGAAGACTGGAGATTACAACGCTTCTCAAGAATGGTTAACTAAAAAAGAAAAGGATGAGTTCAGTGAAAGAAAAGAATTAGGAGGCATAGAAGGTAAAGATTTACTACCGGAAAGGGTGGAACAGAATAAAGAACTGCTTGAAGCAGCAGCAGAGATTCTAAGAAGAAAAAAAACAGATGCCCCGCCAGAAATCCAGTAGTTATAATGCCATACACTTGTGGTTACATTTTCATTATGGAAATGCTTTAAAGTGTTCCAAGTGTGGAATAGCTGGTAAAAAGACTGGGAGAAGGTGGAGTATAGAATGGGCTTTAAAACCAGGAATGGAACATGGAAGATATATTGAAAGATATGATGCTCTTTGTAAGTCATGTCACAGAAAACAAGATTATGACGATAAAATGAAACTTAATTTCAGTATTGGATGGCTCAAGCGAAAAAATAAAGGGATGGATTTGAGGCGAGACGCAAGAGGTAGGCTTTTGCCAGTAAAAAAATATGGATATAAAAAAGATTAGTTCTATAGAATCAATATCAGGAAATATTCACCTGTTCAATGATTACTATAATATATCTAATGACCAAGGTGGTACGCTAGATTTTAGAGACCATCCCTTCATGTGGGATATATTCTCTGATATGACACCCAAGCAAGCGGGTAGGAAAGCAGCACAGATAACATGGTCTACGATGGCTTCAATTAAGACTATGTGGCTCGCAAAGAATAAGGGAATGGACATTATCTATACACTACCCACGGCAGAAGATGCTAGGAATTTTGTGAAGGGTAAAGTAAATCGTCTTATAGAAAACAACCCTATATTCAAAAGTTGGACAGAAGATTCAGACTCCGTAGAACAAAAGAAAGTGGGGAAGAATATCATCTACTACAAAGGAACTATGAGCGAGAGCGTGGCCTTAATGATACCGGCCGACTTATATGTATCTGATGAAACAGATAGAAGCGACCAGTTAACAGTCGAGAAATTCTCTACACGTTTGCAACACTCTAAATTCAAATGGGAGTGGAGATTCAGTAACCCGTCCGCGCCAGGAGTAGGAGTAGATAAATGGTTTGAAAAGTCTGACCAAAAACACTGGCACTTCAAATGCGAAGGATGTAACTTATGGCAGTTTATTACCATGGAAAACTTAATCGAAGGCAAAGTACCCTACTTTGGTTGTACTAAATGCAAAAAGGAATTAAATAGAAGAAGTGGGTTGTGGGTAAAGAAGTTTAACGACGATAGAGATATATCAGGATATTGGATTTCATTACTTATGGCACCGTGGGTATCGGCCAAAGAGATATTGGATTTGAAGAAGAATAAGCCCGAAGACCAGTTTACTAACTTCGTATTAGGAGAACCTTATATCGGAAAGGGAAACGTTTTGACTCAAAATCTCTTATTTCAAAATCTCATTAATCGTATTAATCCCCAAGACGATAGACCTATTATTGGCGTTGATACCGGTGTTGATATTAGATATGTAGTAGGAAATAAATACGGCTTATTTCATATTGGAGAATGTAAGGACTATTCAGAGTTAGAAAAGCTATTACAACGCTGGCCTGATGCTTTGATGGTAATAGACCAAGGAGGGGATATTATCGGCCCTCGAAAACTTCGAGAGAAATACCCTAATCGTGTTTGGTTGTGTTTCTACAGGGCGGATAGAAAGGACGATAAGCTAATCACTTGGAAGGATGATGACGGCACCGTAGTAGCAGACCGCAATAAGTTAATGCAATTAGTTGTTGATGAATTTACAGAGAAACGCATCCCCATATTCGGAAACCAAGCTGATTGGTGGGATTTATGGGTACACTTCTCCCATATCTACAGAGTAGGGGAAGAGGACTCATTAGGTGTAACAAGATACAAATGGATGAGAAGTGATAGAGATGATTACGTTCATGCTGTGGTGTATTGGAGAATTGGGATGGACAGATTTTTACAACAGAATGTTACTTTTAATATGCCAGGAGGAAATAATATAGGTTCGCTTGGTATGGAAGCTTTTCCTGATGGAGAAGGGTTTATGCCTAAATTTAGAATATGGAGCTAATCCCAATAGCGTTTCACTAATAATCTTATATAATTTAGCGAATGGCATATAATGAGTCTAACGCACCCTCTGGTGGAATCCTCGCAGCAGTACGAGGAGCTTTGGGTTTGTTCTCTGGTTTAAACAAAGCGGAAGGGATTAACGAAGACTCAAATCCTACACCGATTGATGCTTACGAAGACGCTAAGGATGATGTAGAGAAAATTAAGCTCTCAACTCAATGGAAGAGAGATTATGCTACTTATTACTCTAAAATTGAGTCCACCCAACTCACCGCCTTTGACTATTGGATAGGTAAGCAGATGATAGACTCAACTGACCAGATAGCCGGTATCGCACCTCTCGTTGATAACAGAATCTTCAAAGCAATGGAGACTTTTATTCCTATTGCTACCCGTGCTAATCCTGACCCACTCGTTCAGGCTGACCCTAGTGAAATAGGCCAGCAGATACAGAATGATGTCAAAAATGCTCTAGTACATGAAGCTGATACGCAGAAACTACGCAAGATATTAAAAGGCCAATTAAGACAATGGATGTTAAACCGTGTCGGTATCATCAAGCTCTCTTACAATCTATTGACAGGTAAGATTGAAACTGTTGTGGTTCCTTCTCGCAGAATGATGTTTGACCCTAAAGGACATTGGGATTCTTCAGGCTTTTTTACGGGTGAATGGAAAGCGGAAAAGAAATCTGATACTGCTGATAGATTAAGAAAGTTATTCCCCAAGAAAGAGGAAAAGATAAGAGAAAAGTGCCAAGGTAAATGGGGAACGACCATTGACTATGTAGAATGGTGGTATAAGAACGTAGACCTATTTTACACAATGGAAGATACGGTGTTATGGAAAGGTAAAAATCCTCATTGGAACTATGATATACCTCCTGTTGAAGGAATCCATGGAGAAGAACCATCTGAAGAAAACCCAGAAGGTGTTATTGGTGTAGAAGCTAATCCTGGACAAGAAGGTATTAATTTCTTTGATGAACCACATGACCCATATATTGGTCTGTCAATCTTCTCAACTGGCACAGCACCGCATGATGATACTTCCTTAATTCTACAGAATGTCGGTCTGCAAGATATGATTAATCGTCGCTATAGACAGATTGATGACAACGTTAGAAAGATGAACAATGGTTTGGCTGTATCAAACGTCTTCACAGATTCACAGGCTTCACAAGCCGCTACAGTTATGGCTAAAGGTGGAGCTATTAGAGTTCCTTCTGGTTCAGTTAAAGATGCCCTCATGCGTCTCCCAGCTGAACCATTACCAGCTGATGTATTTAAACAACTTGAAGATGGGCGCAATGAATTGGACGGTATCTTTGGTACATCAGGTTCTACACCAGAAGGAGTTGAGAGCCAGCAGACTGTCCGAGGAAAAATAATGATTAATCAACTGGATGCTTCTCGTATTGGGGGAGGTATTACAGAATATGTCGAAGAGGTAGCCGCAACTTGGTATCAATTCGTAACTCAAATGATGTACGTCCATTACACCCAACCTCACATGTATATGGCGGCAGGTAGTGTGGGGGGACAGGATTTGATTCAGATTAAAAACACAAACTTCGCTCTAATAAAGTCATTAGACATAACAGTTAAGGATGGAACACTCATCCCTCGTGACCCACTCACACAACGCAATGAAGCTATGGATTTATGGGGAGATAATGCTATTGACCCGTTAAACTTCTACAAGAAATTAGACTTTGCCGACCCAGAGCAAGCAACTCAAGACCTTATACTTTGGCAGATGTTCCAAAAAGGTCAGGTTCCTCCTCAAGCATATTTACCTTCCTTCCAAATCCCAGGAGCACAACCTGGCGCAGCTCCCGCACCTCAACCTGGACAACCAGGTCAGGGGCAACCTAATCCAGCCACTCCACAGCCAGCACCTCAGGCACCAAGTCCGCAGGCAGAACAGGCACAAGCACATAATTTGATAGAGAGTGTTCCAATTCATTAATCCCAATTTACATTACAAATTAATAAAATATAATAATCAACATGGAACCAACCCAAGATATTGTTACCCCAGAAGAAGCTGTCGTATTAGAAGATGCTGACGCTGGTGTAGTAGAACCAGAAGAGATAACTGAACCAACTATTTAATATGAAATTATCATACGAAGGGAAAAAAGGAGCAGGTGACCGAAAGGATGATGTTAAGGGTCATCAAAAGCATTTTAAGATAAGACAAGAAATTGCTAAGAAGATGGGAAAAGGCTCACTTAATAAACCAAAGAAAGAAAGTAATGAGGGCAATAAGATGATGGAGGGAGGTAACGAAAATAATAGATTTTAATACTATGCCACTTGAAAAAAGTACATCACAAAAAGCATTTAAGCATAACATCGAAGCTGAAATTGGTGCTGGCAAGCCTCAAAAACAGTCTGTTGCGATTGCTTACAGTGAAAAAAGGGAAGCAGCCAAAAAGAAAGTTGCTAAGAAAATGAAATAACATGCACCTCGAGAAGAACATACTAGAAAACAAAATTCACTCCAAGAAAGAGCTTAAAAAAGAAGCTAAGGAGGAGTTAGAGGAAGAAGTGAAAGGTGAGAACGACACACCAATTAAGAAAAAGGTCGCCAAGAAATTAATTAATAAATTTAAATAACATGTCAAAAAAAGAAGAAGTAGCAAAGAAAATGTATCATATGGCCGGAGGTAAAAAACAGCATTCTACTATGGGCGAACATGTTGGCAAGAAAGTAGGAGAAAAAGTCCACATGACTAATCCTGACGGTAAAGTAGAAGGTGAAATGTATCGTATGACAGGAGACAGACCACACGAACAAGGTGGTGAGAGAGCTACACAAGCTCATTCAACTAAGCTCGAAAAGAATAAAGGTGAAAAGAGTAAGCAATCAGACACCAAGGGTAAGTTTTCAATGAGATAGTTTTACCACCTACTCATTCAATTAAAGGTACGGGTTTAACCTATTGAACCCACCGCAAGGTAAATCAAAGATGTATGTATGACAGAGTATGACCCAAATGCTAGGGCGTTCGCTTCTTCGGAAGCTAAGGAGTTAGTCACAGCCGAGGTTTCGCCAACCGAAAGTGAGAGTACGGAAACAGCCACTTCTGGGGCAGAACCAGTCGTAGAACAAGAGGTTCCCTATTCACGTTTTGCAACAGCTAATCGTAGGGCTAGAGAGGCCGAGGCAGCAGCCGAATCCGCTCGACAGGCTTATGAAGAGCTTAGGGCAAGTCGTACGGAAGTACGAGAGACTCCACGTTACGGAGACTTAGAGAGTGAGATTCAAAGTAGAGTGATAAAACTCTACGGAGATAACGATACTGCTAAGGAAATCGCAAACATTCAAATTGAGTCTATGCGACAAGCTGCTGAAATTGCTCGCAAAGAAGCGAGAGAAACGGTAGAAACTAGAGAGGTATCAGAGACTAAGAGAATTGAGGCTAACGAACAGACTATTGACGAAAGGTTGGAAGATTTGTCTAGTTATCTAGGAAGAAACATCACTCAAAAAGAGGAAGATTCCCTGCTAGGTATTGTAGACGAATATACACCTAAAGACGAAAACGGTAATTATCTAGGAGATACTATTTCCTTCGATAAGGCTTGGAACATCTTACAGATGCAACAAGCACAATCCGGCATTCGTTCGAGCCAAAGTCGTGCAACAGCTACAGCTCTTACATCAACTCGCTCATCAGGCGAACCATCTCATAGTCAAGATGAAAATTTTGACCCAAGGGATTGGAACGCTTTCAAGAAAAGATTAAATTAGGATGGCTGTTTATTCTTCAAAAAGATTATCCGGCTTAGTAAAACTAAAGGGTAAATCTTATGAAGAGGTATTTGGCCCCAAAAAAGCTGCAGCGATGAAAGAAAAAATGCGGCTAGCTAAATTGGGGAAGAAAATGCCATGGAATAGTCGTCCTGATAGAAAGGGTGAATTATCACCTAGGTGGATAAAGGATAGAACCAAAATAAAACTTGATAAAGAACGAGGAGGTCCTCTACACAAGCAGTGGAGCAAGTCGGTAAAGGAAAGAGACAAACGAAAATGTCGGCTAGCTAACAATAAGTGTAAAGGCAGCCTCGAATCTCATCACATATTATCTTGGAAAGACTATCCCGAACTTCGATATAAAATTAATAATGGCATCACATTATGCCATGCTCACCACCCAAGAAGACGAGCAGAAGAGGTCAATTCAGTGGGATTGTTCCAAAAATTAGTGAACGATTGCTGATTGGCGTCAAATAAAATAATTTGGCTTTTGATAACGTTGTTGACACACTTACGCTTGAGGAAATCATGCCTCGTGTTGTCGACCAGGTTTTGAGAGGTAACACTTTCGCAACCAAAATGCTCTCGAAGACAAAGAGATTCGGGGCAGCCACAATGGACTTTCCTATTAAGTTCCAAGTAGGCACAGCAATTCGCTCTTTCATCGGTTTTGACACTCTACCAACAGACTTCACCGATACTCGTGTTCTAATGAAATACAATCCTCGTTTCGTCGCTGCAAACGTTGCACTCGCAGGAACAGATATGATTGCAAACAACACTAACGCTAAGGTACTCGACCTTACTAAGGTTGAAATGATTTCAAGAGCACAAGATTTGGCTGATGGCTTAGGTACAATGCTTTGGAGTACTGGTACAGGAAACAACAACAAAGACTTCTTGGGTCTTCAGGCTATCGTAGATAACGGTAACACCGTTGCTACTATCGGTGGTCTTTCACGCTCAACCTATCCAACACTTCAATCAACAGTAACCGCAACAGCTACACTTTCACTTTCTTCAATGAGAACTTTGTTTAACAACATTGCAGATGCAAGTGTAGTGCCAACTCGTTCTTACACAGATTACCCAACTTGGGCTTTGTACGAACAACTCCTACAACCACAAGAGAAAATCTTTAAGGAGGTAAACATCGTCCCTAATTATAAAGGCTATGAAGGCTTTGAAGGTTTGATGTTTGCTGGTCTTGAGATTGTCCCTGATAGAAAGGCAGTTGCAGGTAACTTATACTTCCTCAACGAGAACTACCTAGACTTCTATGGTCTTGATTCTGATTTGTCAGAATTCGAGGGCGCTAGAAAAGTTGAAGTTGCTTCCAAGCTCTTCACTGGTAATTCTTACAACGAAGTAAGTAACCTCGGATTCTATTGGACTGGATTCATTAAGATTAACAACCAATTCGCTTTCAACTCATTCATCATCTCCGCAGGTAACCTTTGTACTGATAACCCACGTCGTCACGGTGTTCAGACAGGTATTACAGGAATCTAACTAAAATCCTATGTCAATACTCGTCGAAAACACATTAAACGAAATTCAGTCTGCTGGAGGCATCAACTCCAACAAACCGGTAGTTTTGGGTAGTACCCTAGCTGTTACAGGTGCTTCGACTTTCACTGGTGTCGTCACTTTTACCTCTACTCCCGTTTTTAACGGCGGTAAAGGAAATGTTGTCGTAACAACGCCTCTAGTCGGTGCAACTATTGTCTTGACAGCCGCTAATTCAGGAACAACGTATATTCAGGCTTCCACAAGTGGAACGCCTTCGTTTACACTTCCTGCCGCAGTTTCAGGACTGGACTTTAGCTTTATCACTGGAAGCACAACCAATGGTTACACAATAACCACAGGCACAGCTTCAGTTATTAATGCTAAAACATCCGCCACAGGTACAGCAATTCAATCAACAGCCACCACTGGTACAATTGTAAACACACAAGCAACGGCCGTAGTCGGTGACTACCTATCCTTGATTTGTGATGGTACAAATTGGTGGATGAAAGGTCAGTCAGGTATCTTCGCAAAGACTTAATTATCAATTAATCATTAAACAATCATGGCTTCTTCACTTAAACCTGATGTTGTAGTAACAAACGGAGATTTGTTTTCACAGATTTCAAATGCTTCCGGTACAGTTCCTTACAACACATCATCACCAGAATTGGGTGTCAGAGCTGTTACCGGTGACGGACGAGAATTTAGATACGTCCAAGCTGGTGCATCTGCTCTCATTATTGGACAACTTCAGCAAGGTCCAGCTGTTTCTACAACTACTGTAGGAACATGCCCTGTACAAGCTGCTGTTGCAGTCGGTTCTTCTACAAGCCCTTCAACAACTCTTTCTCTGACAATCACTTCATCAACAGTTGCAGCTAACTTCTACGCTGGAGGTGTAATGATTACTTATGGAACAGTTGCTAATGGTGGAGGTCAAATCTTCCAGATTGCTTCTAACGCTGCAATTACCTCAGCAACAACTCTCTCAATAGTTATTTCAGACCCTATTCAAACAGCATTAACAGCTTCAGCTTCCTTTATCCTTCTTCCTAATAAATATCAGGGAGTTATTCAAAACCCTACAACTTCAACCGGCGCTATTGCTGGAGTCGCTGTAGGTGCTCTTCCTGCCTCTTATTACGGATGGCTTCAAGTTAAAGGCTTAGCTAACGTTCTTATTCAAGGAACACCAGCTATTAACCTCGGTTTGACCCCTTCAACTTCCACAGCGGGTGCTTTGGCAGTCGTTGCAGCTACCACTCCTCAAGTTGCTATCAACCTAGCAACCGGCTCAGACGGTAGATACGGCCCAGTAGATTTACTCATTAGTTAATTAGTTATCCACATAAAACACTTAATAGCCTCTTGTTTACAGGGGCTGTTTGTGTTATATTCTAGTTATTATTACTAACTCTAAATAAATGAGTTCAAATTTAACTCTAAAGGAAGGTATCTATGACCCGACTCGTCAGTTTGCGTTTACTAATATAACAGATAATGAATTTGTTTCAGCTTGGGGAGGTTCACCTATTAAAGTAAAAGCTCACCAGACGATTACACTCCCTCATCACCTAGCGGTTAAATTAACTATTGAATTGGTTGACAAAATCATGTCCGAGGAACTTAAGGTGGTTCATGATGCTAATCGTGCAAAGGACCCTAATTGGAAAGCAGGCCAAGGTGCAGGTTCAATGGGTATTCCCGCAATTAGAAAGGTGTGGGAGGATAAAATCCTAAGAGAATTAGAGATTGACGAGGAAAGACCTGAAATTCAAATTCTACGTTCTCAAATCAAAGAACAACTATTAAACGATATGAGTCAAGAAAAAGCTAAGTCGGTGGATAATGTAAAAGTGGTTCCTGGAGAATTTGCTTCTATTAAGGGTAAAAAATGAAATTAGCTAGTTTTGAACAAGTTAAAACCGCTAATCAGGAACAGATAACGAAGGACACATTACGAACTCAATCAGCAAAAGAGTCCTTAAATAAGATTAATACCGAGCTCAATGATGCAAATGCCAAATTTGAATTGGTATTAGCCAATCAGCGTGTTCAATGGACTAAAGAAGAAGAGGACTATCTGGCCACGATAAAGAACCTTGGAGAAGAAATACAAGCACTTCAGAAGAGGCGTGCGATTTTGTTAATCCCAATCGACACCATAAAAGAAGAGGCTTATAATTTACTCAAAGAGTCTGAAAGAATTAAAACCGAAGCTACTTTAAAATCTGCTGAGTGCGATGAACGAATTGCTCTTTTAAGCACAAAACTAGATGAACTCTCCGAACGAGAGACCAAAGCTAATGAATTAGAACAAAAGCTCACGATTCGGGAGTCAAATCTGGTGTTAAAGGAAGAAGCTCATCGAAAATTACAGGACACTCTGAGAGAAAAATGGGATGATTACTTTGCTACTCTTTCCACGAAAGAAAAAGATTTTTCTGACAGAAGGAAGGAAATAGAGTTAAAAGAAATAAACCTAGCTTCTCGTGAAGACTCACTTGTGGCAAAAGCCCAAGAACTTAAAGACCAAGATAGATTTATAAAAAGTCAACGTGCTGCTCTTGAAGCGGCCATAAAAGAAAAAAGTGCCAACACCAATACAATATAGAGATACAGTTTTTACAAACGTTGCAGGAGGTCCCCAGACCTCTACAACTGCTCTTGCGGCTAACTCGAACCGTTTAGGATTTATGATACAGAACCAAGGAACTAATACCCTGTATGTTTTTGTTGGATTGTCTGGTTCCACTTCAAATTATCACGCTATCTTAAAGGCTTGTAGTGTAGCGGCTGATGGAACAGGAGGGTCGTTCTCAAACCCTCCCGATGTATCTTTTAGAGGTCCTATTACTGTCGCTGGAACTAGCCCTTCCTACTCAGTCTTAGAATACTAATATGTTAGACAACTCCCAAACAA